CTCGCCCGTGTCGGCATCACCGCCAGCCCCGACTGTGCCTGCAACGCTCGCGCCGCCGAGATGGACCGCCAGGGCGTCGAGTGGTGCGAGGCGAATCTCGACACGATCGTCGGCTGGCTCCGCGAGCAGGCCGAGGCCCGCGGCCTGCCATTCCTCGACCTTGCCGGGCGGCTGCTGGTGAAGCGGGCGATCAGTAACGCTCGGCGTAACGCTTGACAGCCCTGCCACGCTGTGAGCATGGGACGCACCAAGCCACCAGCGAAGCCAGAGGCGGTGATCCTGCCGCCTGACCTTGACGACGACGAGGAGCACGCTGGCGGCGGCATCCCCGACGATGACGGCTGGATTCATCTGGAACGCAAGGAGCCCAAGCGTGAAAACGAAAAGCCAAAGCGGCGGCCTGCTCGACGACGTTCGCCGGGCAGTCAGTGACGCTCGCCTCGGGCCTGCGACGTGGTACGAGCGTCTCGCACCCGAGCACCGTGCAGAACTGGACGCAATCAAAGCAGAGTGGACGGCCGGCGAACTGGGCACGCGGAAGAAGACCGTCGCTAGAGCACTCGCCGAGAACATGCGTTCCCGTGGCATCTCCACCGTCGGCATGCAGGGAGTAATCGCATGGCTGGAAAAAGCCTGAAAGACGCAGTAGCCGAGGACGTCAGCCACTCGCAGCAACTCGCTGCCGACGCTGAACTCGCACGACTGCGGTCAGAGTTGGCAGTGTACCGAAATAGGTACAAAGCCGCCTTAGCGCAGATCGACCGTGAGCGTGAGCGTGGAGACGCCCTGGTGCAGCTGCACGGCATTGAGGCTGTGAAGCCGACATTGACAAAGTCTGTCAAAGGACCGAAGCACGCCGCGACGATGGTCGTGCTGCTCTCGGACATCCACTGCGAAGAGCGTGTTGATCCCGAGACCGTGAACGGGCTGAACGACTACAGCCTTGACGTATGTCAACTCCGCTTGAACGAACTCCACGAGCGGTTCTTCCGGCTCCTCGAGCATGAACGACAGCTGGCAAAGATTGACCGTGTCGTTGTCTGGCTCGGTGGTGACTTTCTGAGTGGTCACATCCACGACGACACGGCTGAACTGGCACAGCTTGCACCGCTGGCGGCCACTCGGTGGATCGGCGAAAGGCTGCGTGCATTCATTGACGCCGTTGCTGATAGCGCAAAGTCTGTCGTCGTCGCCACCAACAGCGGCAACCACGGGCGAAGCACCGAAAAGTTACGCATCGGCACCGAGATGGAGCACTCTTTCGAGCAGCACCTATACCTCACGCTCGCCAGCGGCGAGAAGCGGAAGAACGTGCGGTGGCAAGTGGGCACCGGCTATCTGAACTACGTTGACCTTGATGGCTTCCTCGTCCGCTTCCACCACGGCCACGCCATCAAGTACGGAGGCGGCATCGGTGGCATCACGATACCGACCAACAAGGCTATCGCTGCGTGGGACGCCGTAAAGCGGGCAGACCTTACGTGCTTCGGTCACTGGCATCAGTTCCAGTGGCTTCGAGCCGGTCGCTACGTCGCCAACGGCAGCGTGATTGGGCACTCGGCATACGCCACAAGGATCAAGGCTGCATACGAGCCACCGTGCCAAGCGTGCATCGTCATTGACCACGGACGCCACGAGGTGACGAAGGCAATGCCGATTTACTGCGACCGTGACCTGCGGACGCAGAAGGCTTGACGCATGGAATACGAATTGACTGACGAGTATCTCGCCGAAGCACGCCAGCGAGCGTATCGATATCAAGGCCAGTGGTGCGGCACCGCAGGATCACTGGCAGCAGACGTCGCCAGACTTCTCATCGAAAGGAAAAAGATGCAAGGATTTATTACAGATTTGCAGGACACCAACGCACAGATGCGAGCCGCCGTGGAGGCTCGCTTGGCTGGCGGCTGCTGCGACGGCGGCAAGTGCCAGCCGGCGGACGACGCACCAGAACGCTGGAAGGTGGCAGCACAGGCCAGCGCCGAGAAGTACCACGCCGAGCGAGACGAGCAGATCCCGGTGGACTGGATTCTGCAAGGTCAGAAGGAGATGGAAGCCTCGACGGACGACATCCGCTGGACGGGTGACAGCATCCTCGCCAAGCAGGACGACATCCGTCCAGGCTCTCGCGAGTTCCTCGCCGTGCTCGATGAACTGCGGACGCTGCACCTACGCAAGACGCTCGACTACGGCGTTGACGATGACGCACTGTCGAACATCCGGCAGAGTTCCGAGGTGGTGAACATGCCCGCCTGGGCGGGCTGCATCCTTCGGATCAGCGACAAGATGCACAGACTCAAAGCGTACTTTCGCCGTGGCAAGTGCGAGTTCGACGGCGTCGAGGACACGCTCAAGGACATCGCCTGTTATGCGGCGATTGCGTTGGTTCTCCACCGAGAGTCAGACCCGGTCTAGAACATCACCCGCCCCGCCTAGTCTGGCGGCATGGCAGACCAACAGCCGACCGCCGTCGTCATCGACGCAAACGTCATGCAGTTCCTCGCCGACTCTCGTCGTGCGGCGGCTGACGGTCTGACTTGGCAGGAGTTCGGCGGGCTGATGACGGCGCTGTGCCGACTCTGCATCGAGACGCTTGACCGTGTGAAGACGTTGAGCGGACCAGAGAAGAAGGCAATTGCTCTTGTGGCTGTCGCCTCACTGTTCGACGCCGTGGCTGGTCAATGCGTGCCGCTTATGGCGTGGCCCGCTTGGGCAATCCTGCGTCCCGCACTGCGTGCGTTCGTGCTGGCACTCGCCAGCGGTGCGATTGAGTCCATGATCCCTATGGTGAGGTCGTCAACGTGATCACAGCCTTGCTTGTGGCTTTCGCCGTGTATGTCCTCGCCGGTCAGCAGATCACCGAGAAGGTGAAGGCGTTCATCGCTACGGCGAAGATGCCGACCATCGACGGCAAGCACGTTGCCGTGCTCGCCCTGGTCGTGGCTGCTGCCATTGCGTTCATGCCGAGCAAAGCGACGCCGACGCCGCAGCCCGTGCCAGTGCCGCCGGATGCGTTCACTCTGCGTGGCAAGTTCGTCGGAGAGCGGGCCGCATCCGACGCCATCATCATGTCCGAGTTGTGTGCTTCCCTCGCAGATTGCATCGAATACGACGGGCAGCACGATCAGCGTTTGAAGACGGGCGTGGCGTTTGACGACCTGCGGATTGCCGCCCGTGAGATGCGGTGCAAGGGCGAGTCAATCGGTGCTCGCCAGCCGCAAGTACGGGACGCCGTACACAAGTTTCTTGATGACTCTGTTGGCTCGTCTGGCGGTCCCGTGACGCCCGAGAGCAGAGCGGCGTGGGTGGCTGCACTCCGTGACCTGTCGAGGGCTGCCGCTGATGTCACGCGCTGACCGCTGGTCATTGTCTGCTGTGTCGTTCGTCATCGTCATGGCGATCCTCGGCGTGCTCGTCGAGCGTGCCACTCGCCGCACGGCTGACGCTATTGACGCACGGTTTGGCTACACGCCCGATCCTGTCGGAACTCGACAGTTTCTCGCCACCCTCGGCGACGAAAAGTATTTCTTCCAGGCGGGTGCCGAGGCGATGAAGGAAGCCAAAGGCGTCGATACGTTTTTGTATCGGCAGCTGGATGCCGCACATCGAGCACGCTACGGCAAGCCGTTCGTCGTTGGCAGGCAACTCATCGGTGATTGCACCAGTTGGGGCGGAATGCACGCCGTAGCGGTTGCTGATGCCGTGTCGTGGTCGCTTGGCAAACTCCCAGAGCCACCGCTGCTGCCGGCTACCGAGCCGCTCTACGGTGGCGCTCGCGTCGAAGCAAGAGGCAAGCCGGGCGACGGTGCCCAGCCATACGGCGGATTCTCCGATGGTGCCACAGGGTTCGGCGTTGCCAAGTTCCTCCGCGAGTACGGCGTGGTCTATCGCCAGAAGTATCCGACCGTTGATCTGACTGAGTATTCCGGCGAGCGTGCCAAGCAGTACGGGGCGTATGGCTGCGGCGGCCAAGGCGACAACGGCAGACTTGATGCCGAGGCGAAGAAGCACCCGCTGCGGCATGTGGTCGCCATTCGCTCGTGGGCGGAACTCGCGGCAGCGTTGGAGTCAGGCTATCCCTGCACACTGGCGAGCTCCCAGGGCTTCACGTCCACGCGAGACAAGCACGGAATCTGCGAAGCGTCTGGGGTGTGGCAACATCAAATGGTTGCCATAGGAATCCGCCACAAGAAGAACGGCGCACCGGACGATTTGTGCCTGGTGCTCAATAGCTGGGGACCGAATTGGTGCGGCCCGAAAGAGAACAAGTTCCCAAGCGATCAG